TGCCGGAGGGATTTCCGGAAGTTCTGCGGCACGTATTTCTCGCACACCTTCACGCTGCCCTGGTCCGACGACCACCGGAAGGTCATCAAGCAGATCGAGGAGTGCGTCCTCCGCGGTGGCCTGTTCGCGACCGCGATGCCCCGGGGCAGCGGCAAGTCGAGCCTCGCCGAGTGTGCCTGCCTCTGGGCCCAGCTCTACGGCCACCGCAGCTTCATCGCGCTGATCGGGTCGAGCGAGGAGTCCTCGCTGCAGATGCTCGACAGCATCAAGATGGAGCTCGAGCTCAACGAGCTGCTGCTCGCGGACTTCCCCGAGGCCGTCTATCCGATCCGCTGCCTCGAGGGGATCGCCCACCGCTGCCTCGGCCAGACGCACAACGGCGAGCGGACGCACATCGGGTGGACGGCCGACGAGGTCGTCATGCCGACCATCCCGAAGTCGGCGGCCGCCGGCGGGATCATCAAGGTCCGCGGGATCACCGGCAACCTGCGAGGCATGCGATTCAAGCGGCCCGACGGCCGGACGGTCCGGCCCGACCTGGTCGTCGTCGACGACCCGCAGACCGACCAGTCGGCCAACAGCCGGAGCCAGTGCGAGACGCGGGAGCGGATCCTGGCCGGGGCGATCCTCGGGCTCGCGGGCCCGGGCGCCAAGATCGCCGGCATCATGCCGTGCACCGTGATCCGCCCCGGGGACCTGGCCGACCGGATCCTCGACCGCAACTTGCACCCGGAGTGGAACGGCACCAGGACCAAGCTCGTCTACTCGTTCCCGACGAATGAGAAGCTCTGGGAAGAGTACGCACAGATCCGGGCCGAGTCCCTCCGGGCCGAGCGCGGGGGCCGCGAGGCGACGGAATTCTACCGTTCCCACCGGGCCGCGATGGATGAGGGGGCCTCGGTCGCGTGGGCGGCCCGATTCGAGCCCGACGAGCTGAGCGCCGTCCAGCACGCCATGAACCTGAAGTTCCGCGACGAGCGGGCCTTCCACGCGGAGTACCAGAACGAGCCGATCCCCGAGGTCGAGGCCCGGTCCGAGGACCTGAGCCATGACCAGATCGCCGGCAAGCTGAACCGGATCCCGCGGGGCCTGGTCCCGATCTGGGCCACGCGGCTGACGTCCTTCATCGACGTCCAGGGCTCGCTGCTCTTCTACCTGGTGGCAGCCTGGTCCGACGACTTCAGCGGCGCGGTGATCGATTACGGGGCCTTCCCGGGCCAGGAGCGGTCCTACTTCACGCTCCGCGACGCCAAGCTCACCCTGGCCGACGTCATCAAGGGGGCAGGCCTCGAGGGCCAGATCTACGGTGGCCTCGAGTCGCTGGTCGGCCAGGTCCTCGGGAGGGGCTGGACCCGCGACGACGGGGCCGAGCTGAGGATCGAGCGATGCCTGGTCGACGCCAACTGGGGGTCGAGCACCAATACCGTCTACGACTTCTGCCGGCAATCGACCTTCGCACAGGTCCTGACCCCCTCGCACGGCAAGTACCTGGGGGCCAGCTCGGTCCCGATGCGGGAATGGAACCGCAAGCCGGGCGACCGGGTCGGTCTGAACTGGCGGATGCCGACGGCCGAGAGTCGCAGGGCGATCCGGCACGTCATCTTCGACACGAACTTCTGGAAGAGCTTCGTCCACTCCCGGCTGGCGACCGCGATGGGCGACCGGGGATGCCTGAGCCTCTTCGGCGACAGGCCCTATGAGCACCGACTCCTGGCCGACCACCTGACCTCCGAGTACCGGGTCCGCACCTCCGGCCGCGGCCGCGAGGTCGACGAGTGGAAGCTCAGGCCGGAGCGCCCGGACAACCACTGGTGGGACTGCCTGGTGGGGAGCGCCGTGGCGGCCTCGATGCAGGGGGCGGCGATTGCCGACGCGGGCGACGGAGCCCGGCAGCCCGGCCCGCGGAAGAAGCAGAGCTTCGCGGAAGCCTACCGCGCCAGATGGGGGCAATGACCGATGTCCACTCAGATCGACTCCGAATCCGTCCTCCAGACCATCCAGACCGCGAGCGAGGGGCCGGCCGAGGTCAGCAGCGACGCCGGCTCGGCCAAGCAATTCTCGCTGACCGAGCTGATCGCCGCGCACAGGTACCTGGCGGCGACCCAGGCCGCGGCCGCCACCATCCGCCGGAGCGGCCTCCGCTTCGCCAGGCTGATCCCGCCCGGGACCGTCCAGAGGGACACCACTTGTCCGTGATCCTCGACCACCACGGCCGCCCGTTCGAGCGACCGAAGCCGATCGCCGCCCGCTACGACGCCGCGCAGCTGTCCGACGAGAACCGCCGGCACTGGGCGGAGTCGGACGCGCTGTCGGCCCGCGCCGCCAACGCGCCCGAGGTCCGCGCCAGGCTCCGCAATCGCTGCCGGTACGAGGTCGCGAACAACTCGTGGGCCGAGGGCGTCGCGAACGCGCTGGCCGACTTCATGGTCGGCGCGGGGCCGACGCTGCAGGTGCTCACCGCCGACCGCACCTTCAATCGGCTGGTCGAGTCCGAGTTCTGCGACTGGTGCGAAGCGGTCGACCTGTCGGCCAAGCTCTGGCGGCTGCGGCGGGTCAGGGCGGTCGACGGCGAGGGCTTCCTCTTCTTCGACGACGACCCCGGCCTGGGCCCGGTCACCTTCGACCTGGCCGAGTTCGAGGCCGACCAGGTCGCCACCCCGACGATCAACCCACTCACGCCGCTGATGGTGGACGGCATCGAGCTGAACGCGGCCCGCAAGCCGGCGTTCTACCACCTGCTCAAGGAGCACCCCGGCGACGTCTTCTGGACGTCGTTCCCCGCCCAGTACGAGCGGATCCCGGCCGCGAACGTGATCCACTGGTTCCGCGCCACCCGGCCCGGCCAGTACCGAGGCATCCCCGAGTTCACGGCCTCGCTGGGCCTGTTCGCCAACCTCCGTCGGTACCGGGACGCCACGATCTCCGCGGCCGAGACGGCGGCCAACTTCGCCGCGGTGCTCTACACCGAGCAGCCCCCCGACACGGAGGCCGACGTCGAGCCGTCGAACTGGGAGAAGATCCCGATCGATCGCCGTATGCTCACCACGGTCCCCGCCGGCTGGAAGATGGCCCAGTTCAAGCCCGAGCAGCCGACCACCGGCCATCCCGACTTCGTGCGGACCTGCCTGACCGAGCTCGCCACCGGCCACTCGATCACGTACGAGATCGCCAGCGGAGACTACAGCAACGTCAACTATTCCTCCGGGCGGCTCGGCCTCCAGCGATTCCAGCGTGCGATCGAAGTCGACCGAGCCCGGATGGAGTCGGCCTGCCTCAATCGCATCCTCCGCGAGTGGCTCCGCGAGGCCTCGGCCGTCCGGCTGATCCCGAATTCGATCGCGAGGGCCGACGGCTGGGCCCACCGCTGGCTCTGGCCGGGAATCCCGTCGATCGACCCGGTGAAGGACGCGACGGCCGCACAGACGCGGCTGTCGACCTTCACGACGACGTTCTCCGAGGAATGCTACCGCGACGGCGTCGACCCCGAGACGCGGGCCGACGAGATCGCGCGAGACGTCGAGATGTTCCGCGAACGCGGGCTGCCGAGCCCCTACCAGACCAGCAAGCCGGCGGCGCCCGCCGGAGCGGGGAGTGCCAACGATGGACAGGACAGCGGCGACGCGAATCAGGGCGGCGGCCAGGCCCGAGGCGAGCAAACTTTCGTTCACCGCAACGGCCACCTTCGACATTGAGGCGAAGGGCGAGGACGGGACGCCCAGGCGTCCCACCTTCGCCATCAAGGGCTACACCGGCGCGGCGATGAACGTGGCCGGCTTCTACAGCCCGGTCATCGTCGACCTGGCCGGCCTCCGCGCCTCGAGCCAGCAGATGCCGGCGCTCCTCGGGCACGATCCCAGCCAGATCGTCGGCCAGACCGACGCGGTGAAGATCGGTGCCGATGGCGTCGACTTCTCCGGCATCGTGACCGGCGACAACGCCCACGCCCAGGAGGTGGTGAGCCAGGCGAAGAACGGATTCAGGTGGCAGGCGTCCATCGGGGCGAGCGTCGACCGCCGAGAGTTCCTCGACGCCGGCAAGCGGGCCACCGTCAACGGCCGCGAGGTGGCGGGCCCGATGGTCATCGCCCGCGAGGCGACCATCTTCGAGATCTCGTTCGTGCCCATCGGCGCGGATTCGCAGACGTCGGCCAGCGTGGCCGCGTCGACCAACCTTGGCCAATCCCACAAGGGGACGACCATGAATTTCGAGCAATGGCTTGAGGCCGAGGGCTGGAACGCCGCGGACCTCTCCGATACCCAGAAGGCGAAGCTCAGGCTGGCCTTCGACGCCGAGCAGGCGGACGACAAGGCCGCCGGCAAGTCCGGCGAGACCGTGACATTCAAGGCGAGCTCTCAGGCCCGGACCCTGGACCAGATCGTCGCCGACCAGCGAAGGGAGGATGAGCGGGTCACGAAGATCACCCAGATCACCGCCGAGGCGATCCGCGACTATCCCGGCCGGCTCGATCAGTTCGAGAAGCTGGCGAAGACGGCGATCGAGGCGGGGTCCACGGTCCTCGAATACGAGGTCACCGTCCTCAGGGAGTCCCGCCGTCTCCCGTCCATCTCGGTCAGGGCCGGGGCCAAGGAGGCGCCGAAGGCCATCGAAGTCGCCCTCTGCCGCGCCGGCGGCCTGCGTGACGTCGACACGATGTTCGACGAGCAGACGCTCGAGGCTGCCGACAAGAGCTTCCGCCACGGCATCGGGCTCCGCGAGCTGCTACTCATGGGGGCCCGCGAGCGTGGCTATCGCTCCGAATCCAGGCATGACGTCCGCGGGCTGCTCGAGGCCGCGTTTATCCGGGCCGACGGCTTCTCCACGATCAGCGTCCCCGGAATCCTGTCGAACGTCGCCAACAAGTTCCTGGTCCAGTCGTTCAACGCCGTCGAGTCGGCGTGGCGACAGATCGCCTCCTTCCGGTCGGTCTCCGACTTCAAGGCGATCACCAGCTACTCCCTCACCGGCGCGGGCCAGTACGAGAAGGTCAGCCCCGGCGGGTCGATCAAGCACGGCACGCTCGGCGAGGTGAGTTACACCAATCAGGCCGACACCTACGGCAAGATCCTGTCCATCACGCGCAAGGACATCATCAACGACGACCTGGGCGCGTTCACCCAGATCCCAATGCGGCTCGGCCGCGGCGGGGCCCTGGCGATCAATGACCTCTTCTGGACCGTCTTCCTCGCGGGGATCGGCTCGTCGTTCTGGGCCTCCGGTAAGAACAACGTCTCGACGGGAGCCGGCTCCGCGCTCTCCTCGGCCGGCCTGAACACCGCGCTGCAGAAGTTCCGGAAGCAGACCGACCCCGACTCCAAGCCGCTCGGCGTCACGCCGAAGTTCCTGCTCGTCCCGGCCGAGCTGGAGATCACGGCCGACGAGCTCATGACCTCCACCGCCGTCAATACCGGCGGCAGCTCGACGACCGACAAGGTGCCCAACCGGAACGTCTGGACGAGCAAGTTCACCCCGGTCATGAGCACCTACTTGAGCAACTCCAGCTACACCGGCTACAGCACGACGGCCTGGTGGCTGCTGGCCGACCCGATGGACCTGTCGACCATCGAGGTCGCGTTCCTGAACGGCCGCGAGATGCCCGTGATCGAGACGGCTGAGGCCGAGTTCGACACGCTGGGCATCGCCGTCCGTGCCTACCACGACTTCGGCGCCGCCCTCCAGGAATACCGCGCCTCGGTCCGCTCCGCCGGCTCCTGATCGCGTCCCCTCGGCACCTTCCACCCACACGGCTTCATCGGGCGTGGGCCGCTCGCCGGCCCCGTCCTCGGAGATCCTGAATCATGGCCACCGCGACCCTCGTGTCGGTCGGGAACGCGATCGACTATACCCCCGGCTCCGCACTCGCCGCCGGCGACATCGTCGACATGGGCGACTGCATCGGCATCGCCGTCGGCGCCATCGCCGCGAACGCGCTGGGCTCCCTCGACGTGGGCGTCGAGGTCAGCGTGTACGACATCACCAAGTACACCGGGGAGGCCATCAACCTCTTCGACGACGTCTACTACGACGCCGGGACCAACACGGCCACCAAGACGTCCGGCTACTCCGAGGCCCGCATCGGCAAGTGCGTCAAGGCCGCCCTGGCCGGCGACGCCACCGTCCGCGTCATGGTCTTCCCCCGCACGGGTTGATCCGTCGTCGTCCCCTCCGCCCCCTCGCGGCCTGACCGCCTCGGGGGGGATTTCGACATCCCGAGACTACTCGTCGAGAATCCACGATGGCCGACACCGCGATCTCCGACCTGGCCTCTTACTCGAGCGTCGCCACCAACGACCTGCTGGTGGTGGTCGACGTCTCCGACACGTCCATGGCGGCGAGCGGGACGAACAAGAAGGCCACGATCAGCCAGCTCTCGTCGATCATCGATGCGGCGATCGGTTCGACTCGCGGCTCCGTCCTCTACCGCGGTGCCTCGGGGTGGGTGGTTCTCACGCCCGGGGCCAGCGGTTCCATCCTGGTCAGCCGAGGGGCCGGCGCCGACCCGGCTTGGTCGTCGACCGGCCTGAATATCACCCAACACATCGGGACGACCCAGACGCCGGCCGACGGCGCAACGATCACATGCGACCTGTCCGCCGGCGATTACTTCATTCCCGCAGCCCTTGGCGGCAATCGGACGCTCGCCTTGAGCAACCCGACGGTCGACCAGCAGTTCACAATCGTCCTCACGCAGGACGCGACCGGGGGCCGTACGGTGACATGGTTCTCGGGCATCCTCTGGGCGAACGGAGACATCCCGATCCTGACGACCACCCCCGGCAAGCGGGACGTATTCACCTTCAAGTGCATCAGCTCGGGCGTCTACCTGGGCTGGGTCGTCGGCCTGAATCACTGAGAGATCCCATGAAGCGACTCGCATCCTTCGCCCTGGCCCTGGTCCTCCTCGCGGGGCAGGCCCTGGCGACGACCTACACCAGCACGAAGTCGAGCACCTGGTCGGACACCACGGCCTGGACCCCCACGCCCGGAGCTGGCGGGCCGTCCGGCGACGGCAACCTGGTGGTCCTCGCCAACGGCTTCACCATCACCCTCGACTCGGCCGCGGGGGCCGGGCAGAACGGCTCCGTCACGATCGGCGACTCGGCCACCCCGGCGAACCTGGCGATCAGCAACGTGTCTGGCGGTTCCGGCATCCTGGTAGTCAACTCGGGATGCACGCTGACGGTCCTCTCCAACGTCACGCTTCGGGGGTCGGCGACATGGACCTTCAACGCGGGCTCCTCGCTAGTTTTCTCGCACGCCTCGACCTCGCCGGTCTGGACGATCAGCGAGAGCGGCCAGAACGCCAAGCTGGTGTTCAGCGGCTCATCCGGGTCGCATTGCACCGTCTCCAGTTCCGGGGCAGCCAAGGGCCGGTTCAACGGGACAAACTTCTCGACCAGCAGTTCCAACCTCGACGCCACCTACACCGACTTCACGTCCGTCGGGGATTCCAGCAATGCCTCGCTCGTCAGCTACCACAACAGCAGTTCGGGGCGGCTGAACCTCCAGAATTGCACCTTCACGAGTTGCGGCCAGGTATCGCTCGGGACGACCCACGCGGCCGGGTACGTCAATGTCGACTCCTGCACCTGGACGTCCACGGTGGCCACCAGGAGCCTCACGCTCACGTCGACGCAATCGAAGACGTCCGGCACTCGGGTCATCAATAACTGCTACGTCGACGCGATCTGGGGTGCGTCCAGTTCGCCGGCCCCGCTCTACCAGGATTACACCATCACGGGCAATGCGTTCGTGGGCGACTGTTCGTTCGTGAACACGTCGGCCGTCCCCTGGGCACAGTTCAGCAACAACCTCATGGCGTTCCCGATCTCCACGGGAGGCCGGACGCTGCCGGGCGAACTCGATTGGGCGAACGACTGGAATTACTTCCACTACCACTCCAATTCGGCAAGCCAGGGATACCACGGCCTCTCGCCGAGCAATTACATCACCGGGGCGAACAAGCGGTTCGGCGGCTTCATCATGGAGCCGGGCGACACGGACAGTTCGGGCGACTTCATCGTCCCGAGCGTCCCGGGCAGCTCGACGTCGATGCTGTTCGATTACATCCTCTTCCTTCCCCGGAAGGACGGCATCAAGGCCGGGAAACTGCTCTCGGTCCTCGGCATCGCCCCGAACCTCACGTTCAAGGTTGAACACTGCACGGGGGTCAGCGACGGCCAGGGCGAGACCGGCCTCATGCAATACGCCGAGACGTACAAGGGCCGTGCTGGGATGTGCACCAGTTTCCAGAGCAACCTCACCTACGATTACACGGCGAACAATGGCCCGCTCATCCAGACCCAGGTGACCGGGACCAGCACGTCCCGGGTGACGACCGATGGCACGACAAGCACCGTCACCGGCACCTCGACGAAGTGGCTCACCGGCAACGACGGCGGCGGCAACGAGACGACGCTCGCGGCGGGCGACTACATCCGGATCGCCAGCCAGGCGAGCGTTTACCTGATCACCAACGTGGCCAGCGACACGAGCCTCACGGTTAGCGGCACGCCCCCGGCGGCAACGTCGGCGGTCTGGGCCCCGGCGGTCAAGGACTTCGTGACGACGGCCGACTACAACGCAACCTACAACGGCTACGTGGGGACGGACGGCCGCGGCTATAACTCGGGGATCTCCGTCTTCACCCTGTTCTCGTCGGCCCCCGGCACCCACGACATCACGTTGTCCTCGATGCCGTTCGTCGACCCCACGCGGAACATCGGGACGTGGGCGATCGCCAAGGGCCAGGCCCTGCCGTCCGACTCGTACAACACGCGGGTGACCGCCGCCTATGCCTACATCAAGGGATCGCCATCCGTCCGGATCAAGGACCTGGTCCGCTACGTGAAGGCCGGCTGGTCAGTCAAGCGGATCGGCCTCAAGAACGCCGGCCACGACGGTGCGACCATCGGGGCCTTGCCCTACGTCTCGCCGGGCAGTGGGGCCGCGATCCTTCCGGCGGCGTCCAACCCCCCGAGACGGCTCAAGCCGGCGGCCTGAACGATGTCGAACCTCCTCCTCGAGTCCGGATCGCGGACGCTTCTTCAGGACGGGACAAGCGCCCTCCTCCTGGAAGGGGGCGCGAGCCCACCGGTTACAGGGCTCGCCCTGCTCCCCGGCAAGGGGAAGCCGTCCTCGAGCGTCTTCGTCACCTTCATCGGCGTCGGCACGTCGTGGCTCTCCGGGGCGCCGACGTTCACCGCCTCGGGCCTCTCGGGTACATCGGTTGGATCGGCGACGGTCGTGAGCGACACGGTCGCCACCGCCACGATCACGACTGGCTCTGCCGTCGGCAGGGCGACGATCACGGACTCGACCACCTCGGCCATCGCCTACTTCGTCGTGGCCGGCAACAAGACCTGCCCGGGCATCTTCTCGTGAGCAACCTCCTCAAGAACGCCCTGGCGTGGCAGGCCCGCTTCCTCGGGGCCAACGAGTCCGAGGAGGTCACGTATCGCCGCGGCGCCCGGGAGATCGCCGTCCGGGCGACGATCAGCCGCAAGCTGCTCAAGATCGACGCCGGCGTCGGCGGGCTGAAGGTCGAGCACACCGACCTCTCGGCCGTGATCGAGGCCTCCCAGCTCGACTTCGGCGACGGGCCGACCACCCCGCTCCGTGGCGACCAGGTCGAGCTGACGCTCCCCTACGACGTCGAGACGTTCGAGGTCCGGCCCTACGGCGACGAGCCTTGCTGGCACTGGGCCGACCCGATCGGCCACACGATGCTCAAGGTCCACGCCAAGCTCATCGAGACCCAGAGCACCTACTCATGAGCACCCTGATCGACGTCGCCGAGGCCGTGAAGGCCACGCTCAACGGGGCGAGCCTGGGCCAGCCGATCGTCGCCGAGCGGGCTTACGTGGTCCCCCGGGACCTCTCCGACCTGGGCACGCCCTCCGTCGTCGTCGCCCCCTCGCTGCTGGCCGTCCGGGCGCTCGACCTGGCCCCCCGCCACTCCCGCGAGCCGGAGATCGCCGTGGCGATCCTCGAGCGGACCGCCGGCAACAAGGCCCGCGAGGACGCCCTCATGACGCTGGCGGAGGGCATCGTCGACCTGTTCGCCACGAAGCCGCTCGCCGGCACGCGGGCCCGGAACATCGGCGTCGAGCTGCGCCCGGTCTTCGACGCCGCCGCCTACGACGCCGAGGGCGTCTGCTCCACCCTGATCCTCCTGACATTCCGGCTCAACCGCTGAGAAAGGGGCCCGCCCATGGCTCACACGTATCGCGACGTCCCGGCCGCCGGGTCGAAGCTGTCCATGATGATCGGCTACGCCTACGTCGAGATCCCCGGCAACGGCGAGATCTCCTGGGACGGCTTCAAGCGGGGCATGCGCACGCCGACCCCGCTCTCCGCCCTGGCCGCCGTCAAGAAGCCGGGCATGCCCAACCTCGGGCAGCTCAAGTGCAAGTGCTTCTTCGACCCCAACGACACCACCCACAAGGCGCTCCGCGACTCGCTCCTGGCGACGGCCGCGGCCAAGAGCGCCGCGCTCGACCAGTTCAAGCTGGAATACGCCGACGGGTTCGCCACCCCGGCCAACGTCGTCCTCACCGGGTTCGTCTCCGACTTCTCCCACGCCTCGGGCGAGGCCGAGACCGGCACGTGGACGGCCGACCTCACCGTCGAGGTGATCACCGCCACCTTCAACGCCGGCGAGCCGGCCGAGTAACCGGGAATCCCCATGGCACTGACGAGAGACCAGATCCTGTCGATCCGCGCCACCCTCCCGCGGGAGGCCGTCGACGTCCCCGGCCTGGGCGACTCGGTATTCGTCCGGGTCCTCACGCTCCGCGAGGTCGGCGAGATCCAGCGCGAGCAGCAAGGCGCCGCCGACCCGATGCGGCTCTACCCCAAGCTCGTCGCCATGGCCTGCGTCGGCGAGGATGGCTCGCCGCTCTTCGTCGGCGAAGACGTCAAGCTGGTCGAGGAACTCCCCTGGCCGGCCGTCGACGCGATCGCCAGGGCCGTCCTCCGGATCAGCCGGATGGGGCCCGAGGACGCCACGCCCCCAAAAGCCTGAGCCAGCTCGAGCGGTTCAAGATGCGGCTGACGCTGGCCCTCGGGTACAAGAGCGTCGACGACATGGAGGACTCGCTCGGGGCCGACGAGTGGGACCGCTGGCTGGCCTTCCACGCCCTCTACGACCTCCCCGACGCCTTCATGATCGTCGGCCAGCTCGGGGCCCTGATCTCGGCCGTCGCCGGCGGCAAGGGACGCCCGGCCGACTTCGCACCCTACTATCAGTCGCCCCCGCGGCGAGGACCGGGCCCGCCGCCCGGGATCGCCGACGCGATCGCCTTCCTCAAAGCTCATGGCCAGCAGCGACCACATCCAGGCCCTCCGCAGGCTGACTGACCGCTACCGCGGCCAGCTCGCCGTCGACGCCGTGCGCGCCGGCCAGGCCGTCATCCTGGATGGCATGCGGCGACGCTGCCCGGTCGGGCCGACGCACCGGCTCTATGCCTCGATCCACGCGACCCGGGTCAGGGCGGGCCGGCGGTCCGCCGGCGGGGCCGTGATCGTCGGCACCGACCACGCGATCCCGGTGGAGTTCGGGACCATCCACATGCGGGCCCATCCCTTCGTGCGGCCTACGGCCGCAGTGGACGGCCCGCGGGCCGAGGCCGCGATGGCGGCCGTCCTCTCGAGGGGGAAGTAGCCCGATGTCTCGCCCGCTGGGCATCCCGCTGGGGGTCGATTCCTCCCAGCTCGATCGCGACCTCCAGGCCGTCGCCGACCGCATCCAGGCCGTCGGCAAGAACCTCTCGATCCCGGTCTCCCAGGCCGGCGGGGGCGGGGCCGGGGCTGGGCCCCAGGCCGCGTCGTCGGCCGTCGACACCTCTGCGCTTTCGGCGTCGTTCGATCGCGTCGGCTCGCAGCTCTCCACCAGCATCTCCTCCGGCCTCGCCCGGTCGAGCCAGTCCATGGTTGGATTCCTGGCGTCGATGAATGCCATGCTCGACCGCCTCACCGGCGTCTCGATCGCCGCCTTCGAGCGGATCGACCACGCGATCCGCTTCCCCGCGTTCGATCGCTTCCTGACCGGGGCCGCCGAGAAGGTCCGCTCGTTCGGCGGCCGCGTCGGCTCCGCGCTGGCCGTGCCGATCGAGGTGTTCCGCGGCTACGAGCGGATCAAGAGCTTCCTATCGTCGTTCGGCGGAGTCGCCGGAAAGACGTTCTCCGGGATGTTCGGGTCGATCAAGCTCCCGGTGATCGGCGACATCTTCGGCGGGGGCACCAAGAGGGCTTCCGAGTTCGACGCCACGCTCAAGGCAAGCACCACGTCGGCCCAGCAGCTCGGCGTCGCCGTGCGGTCCGTGGGCGCCAGCCTGCTTGCCGCGTTCGGCATCGTTGGCGTCCTCTACAAGACCGTCAGCTTCTTCCGCGACGGCGTGAAGGGGGCCAGCGACCTCAACGAGGCGGCTTCGCGGTCGAAGGTCGTCTTCGGCGACTCCTTCGGCCAGGTCGAGGCCCAGGCCAAACGCATGGCCGTGGCATTCGGCGTCTCGCGCAAGTCGCAGCTCGACGTCGCCGCCGGCTTCGGCGCCATGGCCCAGGGGGCCGGCTTCACCGAGTCCGCCTCGGCGTCGCTCGCGAACCAGCTCACCAAGATGGCGGCCGACCTCTCCAGCTCGGTCAACCTCCCGTTCCAGGAGGCAGGCGAGAAGATCCGGGCCGCGCTCGCCGGCCAGGCGGAGCCGCTCCGCCAGTTCGGCGTCAACATCACCGAGGAGGCGGTCAAGGCGTACGCGCTCTCCGCCGGATTGGCGAAGTCGGCGAACGCCATCGACGAGCAGGCCAAGATCTCGGCCCGCGCCGCGCTCATCATGCGGGGCCTCTCCTACGCCCAGAACGACCTCGAGCGCACGGCCGGCTCGGCGGCGAACCAGTTCCGCAAGGCCGGGGGCGGCCTCCAGGAGTTCGGCATCCGGATCGGCGAGCTGATGCTCCCGGCCATCAACGCCGGGGCCCAGGCCTTCAACGAGTTCCTGGCCGTCGTCCTGGAGGTCTTCGAGGGCTCGCTCCCCACCCTGAAGGGCTGGTTCGAATACCTCTCGGGGGCGATGGATGCCGTCGGCGTCGTGGCCCGGAACTTCGGGGCCGTCTGGGAGGATACCCAGCTCCGCGTCGGCGCGTTCGTCGCCAACGCGGTCGCCTGGTTCGAGACCATCCCGGCCAACTTCGGCCCGATCACCGAATGGCTGGGCCGCAACTGGTACCAGCTCCTCGCCGACTTCGCCAGCATGACGGCGTCCGCGTTCACGAACCTCCTCTCCAACGCCCAGTCCTTCGGCGTGGCCCTGTGGGAGGCCATCAAGGGCAACGGCTTCGAGTTCACCTGGACGCCGCTCCTGGAGGGATTCAAGGCGACGACCGAGCAGCTCCCCGAGCTGATCAAGCCCGCGCTCGTCAACGTCGACGACCAGGTCGCCCAGATCTGGGATAAGGTCGCCGCGAAGGAGGGCGATCGCCTGGCGGCCATCGCCTCGGCCGGCAAGGGGGGCACGCCCGGGAAGCCGGGCCCCGTCGCCGCCGAGGCCAAGGCCGCCGAGCCCAAGCTGGCCTCGGCCGTCGAGGTCGGCTCCAAGGAGGCCTCCTCGATCGTCGCCCGGGCCTTCAATCAGGGCGGCCGCGGCGACGTCGCCCGCCAGGGCGTCGAGGTGGCGAGGGATTCGAACGTCACCCTCAAGAACATCGAGCGCAAGCTCGACCGCTCCGCCATGGCCATCGAGGTGAGGTGAGATGGGCATCACGTCGGTCGACGAGGACTATTCGGGCCGCGGCGGCGGCATCAACGCGAAGTGGGAGCGGACCTATGTCCGCGTCTTCGACGTCGTCACCTCCGACCCCTACGTCGGAGTGGTCGCGATCCGGCTCGACTCGCGCATCCCCGCGATCGGCAGCGTGTACACCAACGGGCTGTCGATCGGCAACCCCCTGCGCGAGTACGACAACGGCAGCTTCGCCCAGTCGCACAATTACGAGTGCCTCTCCGAGGGCGCGGGCATCGGCTGGCGGGTGACCGTCAACTACGGCCCCTACAACACGGCCGAGTTCGGCAGCTCGCCGACCAGCTACAAGATCCGAGTCCGGTTCGGCGGCGAGCGCACCGAACGTGTCGTCGACTTCGACCGCTACGGCAACCCGCTCATGAACACGGCCGGCGACCGCTTCGGCGACCCGGTCACGGTCGACGACCACATCCGCACCATGATCATCACCCGCAACGAGCCGGTGAGCACCTTCGACCCCGAGCTGGCCTCGGAGCTGAGCGACACGCTCAACGACGCAACCTGGAACGGGTTCCCCGCCGGCTACTGCAAGATGGGGATCATCGAGACCAGCGAGGAGCAGTGGGACTCGTTCTCGCAGCTCTGGTACTACACGGTCACCTATCCCGTGGCGATCAGCCGCGGCAAGCCCTGGCGCAAGGACCTCCTCGACCAGGGCTTCAACGAGCTCGACGCCTACGGCGACAGCAAGCCGATCATGTACAAGGGCCAGCCCGTCTCCGACGCCCGCCCGCTCGACGGCTCGGGGCACGTGCTGGACGGCACCGACGGCTACTCCTCGCCCGTCGTCCTCCCGTTCGACGTCTACGACGTGGCGAGCTGGTCGGCCCTGGCGATCAACATCTCGCTCCGGCTGGGGGTCTGACATGGCCCAGTCCTCCAACCCTCCCCCGATCGCTTTCACGCCCGAGACGTTCGCCCGCCACGCCGCCGTCGTGGAGTACGTCGAGGGTCAGGTCCAGACCCAGGCTCCGCGCGCCAGCACGTCCCGAGCCCGCGGAGTCGCCCCCGGTGCCTGGGGCCGGCTTGCGTCCGGGGACACGATCACTGCGGCCTCGGGGACCACCCTCGGTTCGGGCTCGGTCAAGCTCTGCGACCGGTCGGGAACGATCTACCCCGAAAACGAGACGGTCACCGTCTACAACGCCGGGCCCGCGATCTCGGCCTCGGGCGGGGCAAAGATCGTCCGTCTCGCCTGGACCGACGGCGACTGGTGCGTCAACTGCGCCTCCTGACCCATGCCCGACGACCCCATCTTCCTTCGCCCCGAGACGTACGCTCGCCACGCCGCCGCCGTGCGCCGGGGCGAGTCCGAGATCCGCACCCGCGCCCCTCAACCCGGGGACTCGCGAGCCCGCGGAGTCGCCCCCGGTGCCTGGGGCCGGCTTGCGTCCGGGGACACGATCACTGCGGCCTCGGGAACGACGCTCGGCACGGGCCAGGTCAAGCTCTGCGATCGAGCAGGGGTCGTCTATCCCGAGGATGAGACGGTCACCGTCTACAACGCGGGCGACTCGATCAGCGCCAGCGGCGGGGCCAAGATCGTCCCCCTCGAGTGGACCGGCGGCGAGTGGTCGACGTGCACATGCGGCGGCCCGACCACCTACCCATGCTTCCCGTGTGCGATCCCGCAGCAGAATCTCACGCTCGACTGGACGAACACGATTACCGGCAACGGCTCGATTGCCATGACCTACACCGCGCCGAATAGCTGGGACTCGGCTTGCACGACGGACGGCATCCTCTACCGTCTCACGTGCACCGGCGGCGTAACAATCTTCACCGTCACCTACTTCATTTCCGGCTCTTGCCCGTCCGGCCAGCGACAGACGTGCACCACCGGGGGCGGGATCGGAAGCCGCGTGATCCGCTCGACCACGTCGTGCAGCCCGTTCTCGATCCTCTATACGACCGGAATCAACGACTGCACGTTCATGTACAATAACGGATACAGATCATTCACCGTCCATGAATGAGCACTGCCCCGGGTGCCCGTTCCCCGAGGGCGTGTTCTGCTACGCCCTCCAGGGGATTTGCGATCGCATCCACGAGCCGGAGATACGGCGAAAGTTCCTCGAGAATCTGGCCAGTCCCGACGACTCGCCCGTCATCGAGGACGAGCGGCCGTCGATGGCCGAGACGATCCGGTTGCTCAGCCTGATGCACGCCTGCCCCGAACGCACTCCCGAGACGGATTGCGGGTGCGGTGGAATGGCGACGTGCCGACTCGGCAAAGGGCGGGATGGGCTGGTGAATCACCACGACTGTATCGCGTGCCTCAGCGGCCGCGCTGGGCCCGAAGATACGCCGGGGCCGGATCGTCCGGGTTGACCTCCGACACGATGACGCGGCCGGACTTGCCGATCGAGACGAGCCGTGCATCTTCCTTCGCCGCGGGCAGGCTCCATGTCGCCGGCGCGACCGGCGGGGCGGGCAAGGGTGCATCCGGGACGTCAGACTTGTCGCCGAGCCAGAGGTGGACGAATGCGTCCTGCATCCTGACGCCGGACCGCACGCCGTAGGGCGTGTCGAATACGACCTCGCCGCCAGGCCCAAACACGATGTCGACATCGCCCGTCCAGAGGTTGGGACGCACGCGGGATCGCTCAGGCGCGGCCCAGCCCCACGTCGTAGCGTCGAGCACCATCGAGCCGGGCATGACGACCGGCTTTGACGATGAGGCCACGGGGCGGCGGCGGATCGTGTAGGGGACGCCATCCACCCCGCGTGCCTGGCCGGCCTGCCAGGTCTCGGCCTCCCATTCGTCGAGTTCGTCCGTCAGGCCGTCGCCGTCATTGTCGACGCCATCCCATCCGGAGTCGGGCCAGCCGTCCGCGTTGTCATCCTGCCCATTCACCAACATGAGATACTCGGGCTGGAGTTGGATCGACGTCACGCCATCCGGGGCGAGGTAGGTGCGGAGCGTGGGCGGGGCGGTGCCACTGGCACCCCAGTTCACGAACGCCTCCGGATTGCCATCGCCGGGCAGGATAGTCATCGGGCCGCACACAGTGTATTCGGCCCCGGCTCCAAGGCTCAGCTTCTCGCCCACCCGGATATTCCAGGCCCACGACGTGGGAGCGTCGAGCACCCACTGCCATCCGGCGCCGGATGCCACCCAATGCCCCAGCTGCTGCTCGAGCACCAGGCAAGGCAGGCCGCCGGTCAGGGCCGGCGAGTAGGCGAACCCGGCGAAGATCGACACAGCTCCTTCGGAGTAAGTGCCCGGCGAGGCGATGGCGACCCATCGATTGCAGGCCAGTGGCGCGGCCGGGTCGACCTGGCCGGACGGCAAGCGGATGACGCCGGTGGTCGGGTCGGGCAGGAATCGGAGGCCGTGCGGAACGCCCGTCGATTGGGCCTCGGTCTTGGCCTGCTCGATCGAGGCTTGCAGCAGGCTCGCCGCGGACACCGCCTGTCGCTCCCGCCACGACGAGAGCACCGTGGGCAGGGCCACGGCCGACACGAGCATGATGATCAACATCACGACCAGCAACTCGACCAGCGTGAAACCCGACCGCCTCATCGGCCGAAAAGCTTCCGGCCTAGCCATCGATCCATCCGCAGCCACCGAATCTGTCCTCGCATGACCGCGACGTCCCACCGGAAAACGATCCATCCGAGTAGCCCCGGCTTGCCCCGATACCTCTCCGTCCACATTGCCGCTTACCCCCAGAAGTGCCACGCCATGAGCGCGTCGCGGATCGTCGTGAGCCAGTACACCTTGAATCGCCACAACGGTTCTCCAGTCAAGGACGTGAAAAGGTCCATCCCGAGTTTCATCGCCCCCGCCGTAAACGCTACGGCGAGGTGGTAATAGCGTAGCTCGCGGAAGCTCTCGTGCATCGTCGCCCTCCGGCGATCTTATCAGCAAACCGACCCGGAGTCCGTAGTGAACCCGTACCTCGCCAAGATGGTTGCCCCCAGGGACCACCGCGTCGGAATTTGGCGTGGTGGCATTTGCCAGGTTCACGTCACCCGGGCGTGTGACCTGGCCTGTACGCATTGCACGCAGGGGTCAAACCTGGCCGGCAAGCCCGTGATGATGACGCCGGACCAGTTCGACGCGGCGTTGGCCTCGCTCGAAGGTTACTTCGGCGTCGTCGGAATGTTCGGCGGCAACCCGGCGATGCACCCGCAGTTCGACGAGCTCTGCCGCATCATGCGGGCCCGCGTGCCGTTCCCGCAACGCGGCCTCTGGTGCAACAACCTCCGGGGCAAGGGGGCCCATGCCCGCATCACCTTCAACCCGAAGGTCTCGAACCTCAACGTCCACCTCGACTCGGCCGCGGCCGACGAGATCCGCCGCGACTGGCCCGAGGCCGCCCCGTTCATCAAGGGGGAGGATGCCGACAGCCTCCACGGCTCGCCCTGGGTCAGCATGAAGGACGCCGGAGTGCCCGAGGAGGAACGCTGGCGGCTGATCTCCGAGTGCGACATCAACCGCCACTGGTCGGCCCTGATCGGCGTCTACTGCGGCGAGCTGCGGGCCTTCTTCTGCGAGATCGCCTACGCCCAGGCCGCCCTCCACCAGCACAACGACGACTGGGAGGGGACCGGCCGCCCCATGCCCGACACCGGCCTCCCCGTCACCCCCGGCTGGTGGCGGATGGGAATGGACGCCTTCGAGGGCCAGGTCCGCGTCCACTGCCACGCCTGCGGTGTCCCGCTCCGCCGGCCCGGCCAGCTCGCCGTCGGCGGCGCCAAGGAGGAGTTCAGCGAGACCCACCGCTTCATCGCCCGGCCCAAGGTCCCCGGCCGGCCGGTCGAGCTGGTGCAGATCGGCGGCATCCCGGACCGCCCGGACCGGCCACTCACCGAGTACCTGCCCGGCGTCACCCCGGGGTACCGTCGGCCGTGAACCCCAATCCTCACTGCAGCTGCCAGAACGCTGTCCACTCGCCGACCGGGGCGATCCGCGCTGTGTCCAAGTGCGAGCCTCACCGGCGGGCCTACCGCGACCCAACCACGCTCGACGAGCGCTACTTCGTCGAGAACGCGGCCTTCGGCGGGACGCACCTCCCCGAGCTGCTGGAAGCCCTGGGCCCGTTCCCCGCCGCGATGGGCTCCCGGGCGGCACTCGAGATCGGCTGCGGCTGCTCGCCCTACGCCGGGGCGATCCGGGCCGCCGGCTGGCGTTACTCGGGGATCGACGTCTCCCCGTGGGCGGCACGGTGGACCGCCGGGCGATACGGCGTCTCGACCTGGGTCGCCGACTGGGAATCCTGGTCGCCGCCCGGGCCTTGCGGGTTGATCCTCGCGGCCCACGTGATCGAGCACCTGATCGACGCCCCCGCGGCGTTCGCCAAAATCGCCGCGTCGCTCGAGCCCAAGAGTGAGCTCTGGATCGTAATCCCGGATGACTCCGACCTCGCCAACCCGGATCACCTCTGGTTCTTCAACGAACAATCGCTCACGCGGGCCGTCAGTCTCGCCGGACTCCGCGTCGCCGCCCTCGCGAAGTTCCGGCGGATCGAGCGGGAAAACTTCCTCTACTGCCGGGCCATCAAGCGATGATCCTCCCGTCCCCCGAAATCTGGCACCGCGACGACTTCGCCTACCTCTGCGTCTGGCGGCGGCTCTGGCGGGCCGTCGAGGTCGGCGTCGACCGCGGCGAGTTCGCGGCCACGTTCCTGTCGCGCTGGATCGGCGACGAGTACTGGGGCGTGGACGCCTACCGGCCCTATCCCGAGATGCGCTACGACCGGCACACCGACTATCTGTTCGCGGTCGACCGCCTCCGGCCTCACGCCGGTCGGGTCAAGCTGCTCAAGATGGGGAGCGTCGAGGCGGCCGAACGATTCGGGCCCGGCTCGGTGGATTTCATCTACATCGATGGCGCCCACGACTACGAGAGCGTCAGGGCCGATCTCGCGGCCTGGTACCCGAAGCTCAGCGACCGCGGCATCCTCGCCGGCCACGACTGGACCGATCAGCCGCACCACGCAGGCGTCAAGCGGGCCGTGACCGAGTTCGCCGAGGGGATCGATCGGGACGTCTACGTCACGACCGTCGAAGGGTACCGCGAGGAGGTCTGCCCGAGCTGGTACCTCTACAAGTCGGGCATGCCCGGGGGAGACTGGCGGCGATGCTGAGGGGGATCACGATCTCGGTCAATTACGGGCCGCTGCTGGCGATCACCCTGGTCCGCAACATGCGGCATCTCGCCGAGTGCCTGGTGATCACGTCGCCCGAGGATGAGGAGACCCAGGCCGTCGCCTGCGCGGTCCCGGGCGTCCGGCTCCACATCACCGACGCCTTCACTCGGCACGGGGCCCGGTTCAACAAGGGCCTGGCCTTCGAGGAGGGATTCGAGGTCCTCGGCCGCCGCGGCCGCATGCTCATCTGGGACGCCGACATCCTCTTCCCCGAGGAGATCGAGCTCTCCGACTGGCGGTCCAACTGCCTCCACGGAGCCCGCCGTCGGCTGCTCGAGGACCCGACGGCCTGGTCGCCCGACCTCGACTGGCGGTCGCTGCCCTACGTCCGCGACGGCGGCCCCATCGGCTTCTTCCAGGCCTTCGACGCCGACGACCCGGCGATCGCCGCGAAGCGACCCTGGTACGACGTCTCGTTCACGCACGCCGGCGGCGGGGACGCCTACTTCATGACCCACTGGACCAACGATCGCCGGCGGGTCCTGCCGATCGACGTCCTCCACCTCGGGCCCAACGACCGCAACTGGTTCGGCGTCGACCAGGCCGGCCGCGACATGATGTCGGCCTTCGTCATCCGCAACGGCTGGCACCGCGCCTCGATGAAGGCCGACCACTCCGCCCTGGAACGCGTCGGCGAGATCACCGAACGCGTCGACGTCCCCGGCTACGCCCCCACCGGGTTCGACCTCCCGTTCGTCCAGCGCACCAAGGCCATGAGAGCGGCCGGCGGTTGAATCTTTGCGGGGGCCGGGCGAATCTGCTGATGGTGTACGGTAACCATCAACAGGAGCCTCCCATGACGAAGGAACAGGCCACGCAGGCCGCGGGCGCGAAGCTCGACCAGCTCAACGAGACGATGAACAAGGTCCTCGTCGCCGCCGTGGCGTGCGCGTCAATGCTCACGGTCCTGACCGCGATCGCCTGCTACGGGGCATTCGAGTACCTCAGGATCAAGTCCGCCCTCGGCGAGGCCCAGGCCAAGCTGAGCGACTCCCTCAAGTCCATGCCCAGTCGCCCCTTTCCGCCGATCAGGAAGGACTGATCCGCCCCGCCGCGACATTCCCTCACCGCACGTCCCCGAGGCCGGCACTCGCCGGCCTTCCGGTCGCCCACGTACGTCCCCCGCCATCTCTGGCCCGCCATCTCCGGCCGACACAGATCGCATGGAAGCGACCTTAAACAAGTCCTTAGTGAACGCTTGAATACCATGAAGATGGCGCGTAGACTTGCGTGAATCCTGTTGGGAGACGCACGTCATGCAGCGTGGGCGGTTTTATCACAGCGTCGTCGGGGACGCGGATTTCGTGGTCTGTCAGCGCGAGGACTGGCCGGAGGTCGCGATGCAGCTCGGCGACCTGGCCGACTGGATCATGGTCCAGTTCGGCTCACGGACGCTTGCGCTTCGCCCCGGCATCCTTCCGCTTCCCGACGACCTGGTCGGGCTCTTTTACGACGGCGTCAATGCCTCGGTCACCCGCGCCCAGGCCCCGGCCTTCTCCCTGAACTGAAGGAAGCGGGATCAGGTCGGCGACCTGGTCGGGCTTGATGCCTAGCCGACGGATATACCAAATCAACAGACGCTCATCCTCTGATAATTCCGGGGAAGGGGGCGTCACGCGCGTATCATCGAGCACCCAGTCGAGCGACGTCCCGAGCGCGTTCGTGACGAGCCAGAGCTGATCTGCATAGGGGCGGCGTTTCCCCGAGAGGACCTCGCTCACCCACGACTGGCGCAGGCCCGTCATCGCCTCGATCTGGCCCTGGGTCTTCAGTCGACCCATGCCGATGAGATCATTCAGCTTGCGCCGGGCTTCGTCGGATAGCTCGCTCATGCCGACAGTTTGGGGCACCTGCATCACGCCCTCAAACCGCCTGGTGGACGTTATCGGAACAAAATCTGAAGGGGGCTTGAATCTCATCTGTCTCTCAGGTATTCTTCCCTTCGTTGGGCCCAAGGGCACAAGGGCCCAAGTGAACCGCGATGGTTCTGGAGGACAACCTGATGGCCGAGAAGAGCCGGCACTGTAAGCCGGCGCGGGACGAGGCGGGCGAGTCGAAGGTCGCCACCCGCGTCTACTTGTCAAAGCCGACCAGCCGGCGGCTCAAGCTGCTGCGGGCCGAGTGCGACCAGCCGGTCTCGACGATCGTCGAGGACATCCTCCAGGGCCGGCGGAAGCCCCTGTCTCATTGACCTATCAAAATCCGATGCAGGAGACCGAAAAGGTGGCCCAGACTGCCCACGATCGCGCTACGCGCCTCGCGTCCCTGATGAATCGCCAGCAGCGGATCCAGCAGCAGATCCGCGACCTCGCCCGGGAGCTGGAGGACCTCGACAAGGAGGTCGACCCGCTCGCGGAGAAGGTGCTCGAGGACCTCCGCTCACTGCCGCACGACACCGCCATCCAGGTCGACATCACAGACCTCGACGATCGGCCCATCAAGAAATCGTTCGCGATCCGCGAGTCCCAGGGGATGATTCGGATCCACCCGCTGGTGCATTCGCTGCGAGTCCTCGCTTCTTCGCCGACCTCCGGCCCGAGCGTTGTCCGGACGCCTCAGGGGTTGATCCGGCTCGACAGGGCCTGCGAGGTGCCCTGCGACGGCCCCTGCGAGTGCAACGACGGACCGCCCGCCGGCGTCGTGGAATCCTTCGCCCTCCCGACCGGGACACGCTGAGGAGGGCCCGGCGATGGCACTCATGGCGCGACAGGCCGGCGAGGGAGGGCGAACGGCGAGGCGGCCGACGGCATCGCCGACCAGCTTCAGGCCGTCCACCCAGCAACGCAACTTCCTCACCGGCCTCCAGGTCACCGAGCAGCACATCCTGCTCGAGGCCCGGGCCGGCTCCGGCAAGTCGACCACCTGTCGCGAGGGCGCGAAGCTCCTCCCGCGGAACGCCCGGGCCGTCTACTGCTGCTTCAACAAGACGATCGCCGACGAGTTCCGCCCCGGCCTGCCGCGCAACTGCCAGGCCGCCACGATGCACAGCCTCGGCCTCCGCATCCTCCGCGAGGCCTTCGGCCAGGTCGAGATCGAGGAGCACAAGGTCGACCGCCTGGCCGAGAAGTACTTCCCCGGCTGGGAGCGGCGCGGGGCGAGGATCGCCGTCGGGCGGTTGGTCTCGCTCTGCAAAAACCTCCTCGCCGACAGCTCCGATCGGGAGTTCCTCCGCGAGCTGGCCGCCGTCTACGGGATCGACCTGCCCAGGGACCAGACCGCCGAGGTCCTGGGCGTCGTCAACGAGGTCATCACCGAGTGCGGCCAGGCCACCGCGACCATCGACTTCGACGACATGATCTGGCTCCCGGTGGTCCGGGCGATCGCCCTGCCCAGCCAGCCCGACGTCGTCTTCGTCGACGAGGCCCAGGACCTGAACGCCTGCCAGCACGCGATGCTGGACCTGATCTGCCTGACAGGCCGGCAGATCATTGTGGGCGATCGCTACCAGAGCATCTACGCGTTCCGCGGGGCGAACGCGGAGTCGATCCCGATGCTCGACGCGAGCCTCTCGGCGACGGATCGCGGCCTGGCCCGCTTCCCGCTCACCGTCACCCGCCGCTGCCCTCGCTCGGTCGTCGAGCTGGCCCGGCAGCTGGTCCCCGATCTCGACCACCTGCCGGACGCCCCCGAGGGGACGATCGAGCAGGTCAAGCCCGAGCAGTGGTCGGCCGACGTCGCCGAGGGGGACATGGTCCTCTGCCGGACGAACGCCCCGCTCGTCTCGGCCGCCTACCGGCTGATCCGCTCCGGCGTCCGGGCGTCCGTCCGCGGCCGGGACATCGGCAAGGGCATCCTCGCCCTGGTGGCGCGGCTCCGGGTGAGGGACGTCCCCTCGCTGGCGAGGGCCCTCGAGGACTATCGCTCGGCCGAGCTGTCGCGGCTGTCGGACCTCCGCAACGCGTCGGCCGGCGTCCAGGCCCTGAACGATCGCTGCGACTGCCTGGCGGCGATCGCCGAGGGGGCGACCTCGATCGAAGAGGTCAAGGCCCGGGCGGAGTCCATGTTCACCGACCTGGCCGAGCACAACTGCGTCAGCCTCAGCTCGATCCACCGGGCGAAGGGGCTCGAACGCGACCGCGTCGTCATCCTCCGGCCGGAGCTCATCCCCGGCCCGTGGGCGGCCACGAAGGAGGACCTCCAGCAGGAGCGGAACCTCGGGTACGTCGCCGTCACCCGGGCGAAGCAACGACTCACGTTCGCGGGGGACGTCCCCTCGCTGTTCCAGATCCACGAATCAGCAGACTCAAAGGAATCGATCGATGGCTCTGATTGCCAAGCAGTCGGGCGAAACGCGTGAGCCGATCCCCGCGGGGAACTATCTCGGCGTCGTCGTGGGCGTCTACGACCTGGGGACCCAGGAGGGGGGCAAGTTCGGTCCCAAGC